GAATGAATCTTCTAATGGTTCACCATCGACTGCATTTGTTTTTTTCATAATTAGATTCTTAGCTCTTTGTATCTTATCATGCATCCTAAACCATAGGCCAGTTAAAGATAGCTGAACTTCTTCTGCTGTTTCTAACTTTGTGCCTACTGATATATTCTGTGAGCCATAGTCATGTTGCTTATGACAGAATAATTCATACTGCTCTATTTGAATCTCTTTAAATTTCTTAGTCATTAAAGGATATTCTTTTTCAATCTTCTTAATAATATCATCTGGCATGTATCCGTCTCCATAGTTTTAATAGTAACTTTTGATTATTTACCCTTAGAAGCCAATCTATATTCTCAGCTTCTTTTGAGCTTCTCTCATCCTTAAAATATCTATATAAATATATAAAGTACCACTTCATCTCTTCATCCAGACCTTAAGCTTGTATTTATAATAATTAATTAAGCTTTTCCAGGGTCTTGATAAACTTTCATCACGCTGTCTCTCCATTGAATCATAGTTTTTTTCCCAAAGCTCATTTTCTTTTTTGTAAAAGTCAATAATAAGGCTTTCAAGGACTGGGCTTTTACTATGATCATGGCATATGGCAAGGCCATGTATCGTCCTAATACCTATATGTTTGCAAAATCTACACTTATACATACTATCTCCTATTCTTCACTTGGCATTTCCTCACCGCATTCTTCACAATACCAATAAGTGGTGTATTGATTATCTTCTGGACCATAATAAGACTCAGCTTGAACGATGTCTTCTACTTTATGGTCACAAATTTCTGCGCTGTGCGACAGCTTTGAGGATGAGTGGAGCTTCATAATAGAAATCACACCATCACACAACGCATAGTAAATATAGGCGAGAAGATCAACTACTAAGCGCCAACCAAGTATTATCGTCTTTTCCGTCTCGCCTTTTTTGCTTTCAGAGGACATACCTTTATCTCCGAAACAAAATTTGGATGTTTTGCAAATCCACATCTGAGTCTTTCTTGTTTATCATATCCTGCATAAGCACAACTTTTGCCCTCTATAAGAGGACACTTTTCAAACACCGTATCCAATCGTCATAGGTCATTGAGACAAAAGTGATACCTCTATCTTCTCGGTACATCACTACATCACAATTTCCCATGCTCATCCATTTAGGAATTGATTTTCTACGCTTTGCTTGAATCTTGATTCCATCAGCTAGAATATCAACATCTGGAGCTTCTCCCATACTTCTTCCATCACTTCCCCAGGCACGTTTTACTTTTTTAAAGCCAGAATCTTCAAGCTTTTTTACTAGCTCGTTTTCATATCCTGTGCCTTTTGCTTTGCTGCTATTCGCCATTTGTTCATCCCATTCTTGTTGCATTTTTTGTATGATAAAAGGATCGACACCTTCTATTTTAGAACGGTAAATCTTCTCCGCTAGAATCAGTGTCGTTGTTACTATTTTCAAAGCTTACCTCTTCCTTTTTATCGCTCGGTCTTTCAAAGGTAACAGAATCAGCGCTATTTTTTTCAACCCATTGAACTTGCTCTAAATAACAACTTATAGATTCCTTACCATTTACATCCCATACTTTAGGCTTAATCACTACATTAACCTTATCACCACCAAAAGGACAATCACCAGTGCGCTGACCATCTAAATCAAATATATTAGGGAAACGCTCGATGCCTTCACTACTATGGATCTTATTCTTAAAGCTCGCAAGCTTTGTACCTTCGTCTTCTTTTAACCCATTAATAGTTTTAATACCAGTCTGGGCAATTAGCTCTTTCTGAAGTTTAGCTAATTCTTTATTCACGACAACCGTAACACTGTGACCAGAATTATACTCTAAGTCTGGCTTTAGTAAGTGTGACCACTTAACTGTTAGGTTTTTTACAATCATCTTGGTCATTTTAACAGAGTTTTTTACACTCTCTTCGCTTTTCTTTGGTGTCATAATAAACTCCTATTGTTAATTAAAACTGCTACCAACATCAAGATAATTAATATCTCAATAAAATATTTTTTAATATACCACCAGATATGGCTCATTTTATCACCTCATATTGTATGTTTAATGTGTCTAGTTTTCGACATGTTTCTGTTATAAGATGATGTCGATGTAATTCAGATTGACTTATAATTTCAAAAGATAAATTAGAGGTAGGGTCGCTTGGTGAAGAGCTATGGAAAGATGCACCTAGCGACCCCAGGTAGGAAAAGAAATCTTTTTTATTTAATTTATCTGCGGAAAGTATTTTGACTTTGCTCATGGTATGTGGGTCATGTTAAAGTCTATTAAAATAAAGGATTTTCAAATAAAAACCTCATCATAAGTGACATCGATGTTAAAAACTTGTAACGTATGTAAAATTTTATCAGCTTGATAGTCTTGAAGTCTACGTTTACCGTTAACAATCTGATGCAATAAAGTATGGTTAATCTTAGATTGCTTTGCTAACCAGAATAAATTTCTTTGAACATTAGGCCTATCTAAAACTTCTTTAATCTTTAGCTGTGGCTCTATCGGTGTATCAATTTTTGGTCTACCCATTAAAATGTTTCCTTATTTGGTAACAAATATTAGTACAAATATAATTTAAGTGCAAAGAATATTTACAATTAAGATAATAGTTGTATAGATGTAATATGTGTTATAACTTTTAAGCAACAAACTAATGAGGATTAGTGGAAATGGCAAAAATTACACAATTAAATGACGATAGGTATTTAATAAAATACATTCCAGAGGGATATAGAGGTTTATATAAAAATCCTTATCGCTCTATTACTATTAAGGGAAAAGACCAAGCTTATACTATATATAAGGATGCAGGGTTAATTGAAGAACGTGACCGCATAAGTCTTAGGCTTAATGGTAAGATCAGTTCCGTTAATATTATTATTCCAGAGTTAACTATTGGCTCTATATTTAAAGCCTTTAGAGTAAATGCTATCCCTTACAAACAGTATGCTGTGAAAACAGTTAAGCGATATGAGGGTTTAATGCGTAAATTAGAAAACGACTTAGGGTTAGACTTTTTATTCTCTAAATTAGATTATCCTTTCTATTTTGAACGCTACGGAAATCCAAATAAGAAGAACTCTGGATTATCAGACTTGCGATGCTTAAACCATATAGGCAATTGGACTAGGGAACAGATTTCTGAGGGCAACATTAGGGGTACAATCAACGCAAAGCCAATAAAGCTACCAAAGGTTACCAAGAGTAAAAAGAACGCTTTAAAGCCTTATCAGTTAAGCATGATATTTGACCATAAAGATATATGTCCTATTACAAAAGCTATCATTGAACTTTATATTTTAACTGGGTGTCGCATTAGTGAATTATGTAGACCAGACTTTACTTGGACTCAAATTGATGTAGAAGGTGAAGTTGCTTATATTAAGAATAAAGGGCATAAGAAAAAACTAGATACACCCTTAGAGATTCCTTTCTTAAAAGAACATCATCAGAGATTAGTTGGTATCATAAATAATTACTTTAAAGATATCCACGATGAAGCAGATATCTATCCTATTCCTATAAGCTCAAAGAATGTTTATGATAGAATTATAATTGCAAGTGAGATGGTAGGATTTAAATTTACACCACACGACCTTAGAGATACTTCCGCAACAATTCTACTAAGAGAGTCTGGAAATATCTATGCTGTTAAAGAACATTTAGGTCATGCTAATGTAAAAGATACGGAAGATGCTTATGCTGATTGGATTATGGATGACAAGATAAAATCATCGACTTCTATTATTAAAGGCTTAACTAGATTAGCTTAATTGCTCTATAAGATTTAAATTGGTATCGTATATACCATTAGCTATTTCTTTAAATTGCAAAGACTCAGAACTCATTCTTACATAATAATAATCACTTCCATCATAATATAAAAACTTATAATGAGAACCATTTAAGGCTGTTTTCATCGTCTCTAGCGATGTTTTATAAGTAGAGTTAATATGAGTTAACTTAAAGGCCCAAGTTCTTTTTTCCCCATGAGATTGATTAGTGAATTTATAACCCTCATAAGTAAAAT